AATTGATAACTCTTCAAACACTGGGAGACATTCTTTTCCGACTGTTTCATATCTAATAATTTTTCTATTACCCTCTACGATTTTTCCTACAGGGTCTTTTAATTGTTGTGCTCTTGTGGGACACTCAGGTATAGGTGTATCTGTTTTAGGTGCTTTTGGTGCATCAGGAGGTTTTACATCCTTTGGTTTTTCTGGTGGTTTGACTGGTGGTGGTGGAGGTGGTTCTTGTTCTAAATTTATTTTATTTGCATCATAGTCAATAGGTGTGAATGTAGGTGTTCCTGCATCACACAGAGTCATTGTGCCTTTATCATCCTCATCCCTTAGACTTGTATTCTCACCACTGTCTTTATGTGCAGTAACACATCCAGGAATATTTACAATAGGAACTCCTATCTGTGATGTAACTGGAGGATAGATTGGTATTGCCTCAGGTGGATCTGAAGTCAACCATTTGGGGGCATCTGGTATTTCATTAATCTTTAATTTATTAATTCTAATATCAGGGATTGGCATCAACAATCAGAAATTAATGAATTAACAGTTGATCCTGCAGCAGACCCAAGATTTTTACCAAGTAATAGTGCCCATCCACCTGCTAACCATCCAACATATGGGATGCTAGCAACTGCAGGCACAGCAACTCCAGCAGCAATACTAGTCCCTGCCATTGCACCTTGTGACTGTGCTCCAGCGTCCGCCAATATGCACTCTAGTTCTTTTGCAGACTTTCCCTCACCATCATTTGCACCTCCTAAGTTTCTAGAACCTTCTCTTGTATATTGATCTCTTCTAAATTCTGTTCTCTGCTCTCTACCACCACCAAAGAGTCCTCTCCTTTCCTTATCTAAATCAAGAGATCTTTCTGATTGTAGAATCTTTGGATCATCAGACCTATACTCAATCTCATATCCATCCTTACCTGCTCTTATCTTGTAAGATGAATAAGGTCCTCTTGGGATATTAAACGTAGGGACAGGAGCAACATCTGGTTTTCTGAGAACATATCCCAATAAACCTATGTGTGCTACACCAACAATACTTAGAACACCTATGGTGCCATACTTGATTAGTTTATTCATGATTAGAAAGGCACACCAATGCCACCAACCCCAGGAACTACACCAGACACACCACCTGTTGACGCAGGGAGTTCAGGCATTGATGAATCAACAATACCTGGAAGTGCATCAGTGACTCCTTGGGTAGCAGCTTTAATAATATTTGCTTTTGCACCCTCAATAATTGCTGCTCTATTCAAATAAACATAACCTGTTGCACCTACCAACGTGATAGACACAACACCAGAAAAGATTGAAATTATGTTAACAATTTTCTGCATGATTCAACCACTATAATAATGTATATAGCAGGTTTTATTTTTTCTTAGACTTTTCTTTTGTTTTGTTGAAAATGATTACTTCAGTACCATCATGAGTGAAAACTAATTCATCATCAGGATCCCAACAGAGCTCTTCATAAAGAGCATTAAGTTTAATCATATCCTCATAAAGAGCATTGGGATTGGGCATTAGTAGAGTTCCTCTTCTTTGTGTGTTTCAATTACACAATCTGACTTTGGATAACTAACACAGATGAGAGCAAATCCTGCTTCCATCTGGTCATCATCCAAGAAAGATTGATCGTCCTGATCTATTGTACCAGAGATTACCTTTCCTGCACAAGAGGAGCATGCGCCAGCACGGCAGGAGTAAGGCATATCTATACCTAGTGCTTCTGCTTCATCAAAAATATAAGAATCCTCTGGACAGTCAAAAGTGTGATTGCCATCTGGAGTTTTGAGTGTGACAGAATAGGTCATTCTTTTTATTTTACGTGAATTTTACCAATCATGCCTGCCCCTTGATGGGGACCACAAAAGAAATCGTAATCTCCTGCATCTGTAAACTTAATGTCTTGTGACTCTCCAGGAGAAAACATTAATGATTCTCTTGATAAGTCGGCACGTCCTTCCACAATGATATTGTGGGGTGGGAGCATACCATTAACAAAGTGGAGAGTTTCTCCAGCATCGATTGTAATTTCACTTGGTTCAAAAACAAGGTTACCATTTGAACCCATCGTTACGTCTACTGCCCACACTGGAGTGGCAAAAAGAAGAGTAGCAAGTAAAGCAAATAAAAATTTCATTGGATAATGTACCTCTCTATGATTTCTAATTGTTCATGGTAATGGGCAATGAGACCCAATTCCTTTTCAATAGATTCCATAATGTCTGTATGTTCTCCAATTCCTCCAGGACTGTTGAGGAAGATTTCTACATTCATTTGATGCTTTTTAATTTGTCCCTGTGCATGTTGCATCAGAGCATCAATCATCTTTTCTCTAAGTGGGTTTCTCATAATAATGTTCCTTTAGATCGTCTAATTTCTCTTAATTCTTCAAAGTCTTTTTGTTTTGTTCCACCATCATATGCCCAGGCATATCCCTCTTGAATCATTTCTTCATTAAGCGATAGGTCCCCATCGCCAATATACAACCAGCCAAGCAGACGCCCATACTTACCGACCCCGCCAACGAGCTCAGTCCTAATAATAAGGTCATCAGCACCAGAGATTGCTCCTTCCAATTTTTCTTTGAGCCAATTTGTTGCATCTTTCCCTAGTTTCTTCTCCTCAAGATCTCTTGTTCTTTTTTCTGGAGTATCAACTCCAGCAACTCTGACTCTTTCTTTTTTAGAAAGGTCAAACCCTAAGTCAATTGTAACATCAATGGTGTCACCGTCAACTACTCTGTTGATTTTCACAACTCTGAAATTGTAACAACTCTTCCTGCTGGGTGGCGTCATTGCTCCCATTTGCTTCCCTCTCATCAATGCCTAATATATAGACAACGATGTATAGTACAGCACATAGAAGTATTGTAATCATAACAATAACAGACCACACTGGATCATTGGAATTATCTAGTGGTCGTAAAAGTAAATTCATTTATTGAGTGCTGAATCAAATGCTTCTTTTGCAGACATAAAGATAAAATGCAGACTACCAGGATTCTGATCATATGTATGTTCACCCATAGCGAAACCTAAGGTCTCATCATCTGGTCCACAATCATCTCTAAAACCAATTGGTTCTACAAAGTAGATACCTGCATGAGCAATAGTCTTCCACCCAATATCTACAAACCCAAGATCTCTCAGGGCACATTCTAGTTTAAGTGAATAACATGCTTCTTCTAGTTTCATCTGTTACGTTTAAGAGGCCAAGTTACATGAAGTGTATAACAAAGCAAACCTATAAAACTAAAAACAAATAAAGTGGTCATGGATTTCTGGGATCTATTCCTAATGATTTTAAATACTCAATCCACCAATCCTGATCCTTCACATATCTCCAGTTTGGAACAGGTTCACCTCTTTCTACAGTGTAATATTGATACAAGGCATCATCTATAATCTGTGCGACTTGTAAACTCTTCTTCATCTTCGTCAACGTCTGCATATGGGTTTTCCACATATGGTCCGTGTGGTTTGGTGGATTCTGCTCTGACATATCTTCGTTCATCATTGACTGCTGAAATCCATAAACTTAATTTCATTACAATCCAAATTACAACAATAGGAAGAAAACATAGAACTAGGATTAGTGGTTTCATTTGTGGTTCTTTCCAAATGGTGCCCAGTGCTCCCATCCATATTTATGAACTAGATCCATTCCTAAGATAGGTACTACTATTAAAATGTATGCTAAAAAACCCAATGCTGGTGGTGATTCCATCCAGTGGCGAACAAATAGTATCATTCTGGTTCTCCTTTTATATCGCAGGTTAACTCACAGTCCTCTCCTGTAAATTCAGAGTCTGGTATGAATGGGTCAGAACCACATACAGCACTCCTACACCATCTAGATTGTAACACCTCTTGGGGGGCATTCGTGGATTCTATCTTATCCTCCCCAGACATCCCACCTGTCCTTAAAATAGAAATTCACATCTACCAAAGTTCCAGTGGGTGTGGGTTCACTAGATTCTGCCCACCTATGACAAAATTTATGAATGCTTGTAGAACCATGGACTACTTTTGGTCCATACATTCTGGCAAAGGCACACATTGCAAAACCATATCTATGCTTGATCTCTTCTTGATCCATCTGCTATTTCTCTCCTCTTACAGGTGGTCTCTTCAAATAGGACAGGATGTGCTGTCCCATTACCATCATAAGCATCTGATTCATAATAGACATTCTCACCTTTGATGAAACCAAAACAAAGGGTAACTAATACAAAGGGGATTGATATCCATAGAAGCACTTCACCTAACATCGTGACCTCCAAACATATACCTCATACCATTTAAAATACGATTACCAAAGTTTCCTAGTCCTCTTGAGTTAAAGCGCTCATACAAAGCAGAGCTAATAACAGGGGTGGGAACACCAAGATCAACAGCGCTATTGACAGTCCACCTACCCTCACCAGAGTCTGATACCCCTCCAGAGAACTTATCCAACTTAGGATCACCACGTAGGACACTCGCAGTAAGATCAAGTAACCAACTACCAACGACACTACCCCTGCGCCATAACTCAGCCACTTCAGCAACATCAATGTCATAGCAATAATTTTCTGGATCTGCCATGGGAGCAACTTCTGCATCTCCTTTTTCAACATAATTCTTTCCTAAGTCTGCTGATTTAAGGATATTAAATCCCTCAGCGTATGCTTGCATGATGCCATATTCAATTCCATTGTGTACCATCTTTACAAAATGACCTGCACCTGATTCACCACAATGTAACCAACCATATTCAGCAGATGACGCATGAGTCAAAGGATCAGTGCGGGTTGCAGCGGTAATACCAGGTGCCAGTGCCCTGAAAATGGGGGCACAGACAGATACTGCTGTATTTGAACCACCAACCATAAGACAATATCCACGCTCAAGACCATAAACACCACCAGAAGTGCCACAATCAATATACTGGATGCCCAGTTTGCTAAGTCTCTGTGCCCTTCTCCTGGTATCTTTAAAATTGCTATTGCCATGATCAATAATAATATCACCTTCATCACAATATTGTAGAAGTTCATCTATAGTATCCTCAACATTTTCTGCTGGTACAACCATCATAAAAATGCCTGGACCTTCACGTCTCACTTCCTGACAGAGATATTCAATTGATGTAGTTACACCATCTACATAACCGTTTTCAAATGCTTCCTCTGCCTTTTCATAGTTTCTTCTGTAACCCCAGACTTCAATCTCATCAGCCATCATACGACGAGACATGCCTTCGCCCATTCTACCTAGACCAATCAGTCCTACCTTCATCTAATCCTCTCAACAATGCTTTTGATAATGTCAATGTCAATGCCCAAGAATGGTGGCACTATTCCTAACAATCTTAAAAGACCATCAAGAAATAAGGCAAGGACAATAGTTCCTAAAATCATACTAATGATAGACGCATTATGATTGTGTTGCCTGATGGCAGCAGCAATCATTTCCTCAACTTCTTCTTTTGAGACGGGGTGAGTTGGTTTGATCTCATCAAATCTGTGTGCCATTAGATTAGTAATTAATACCCGCTTGACTATATGTATTCATTATACATAAGTCTGTGAATTTGTCTATGTGCCTTTCAAGACATCACATTTTATACTTGTCATCTGTAGTGATTTTGATAGGCACTTGTTCAAGTCTGATTGTTTGTGCAGGTGCAGTCTGTGCTGCCTTCTCAATTAACCTTTCCATCTGGTCTTTGGTTATACCACCACCAGCACCACCATTTGCTTTCTTTCCTGCCTGAACTCCAAAAGTAGCTAAAACTCCGGTAAAGACACTGGCGATGAAAGTTGGATCGAGTTTTTGTTCTGGGATTCCAAGTGCAGGGGGGAGTTTAATGTATGCCAGCGTGAGGATTCCACCACTCCATACAAGAATACCAAGCCTGACAAAAGTAGACAGAATTGCAAGTTGTTCTTCCTTATCATCTGCTGCCTCCTTTAATTTAGCAAAGGGTCCTTTCTTTTTTGGTTTCTCTTCCTTTACTTCCTTGACGTCTTCAGACATATGGAGCAAGCAGCTAATAATATTTAGAAAAAAAGGGACCTTTTAGGTCCCTGCTCCTTGAAATACTGGTGTCATTAATCCACCATCTGAACCATCATCATCCTCATCTTTTTTTGCTAAAGCAAGCATAAGGAAGTATGGTGTGATGATGAACACCAAAGTTTGTAATAGTGTCCAGTCGTAAGTCATGATTTTCTCGCAACTGCAGCAATAGGAATTAGCATCAGCAGTGCTGCTACT